TACGCCTGAACATGGGATGACGGAGACAGTTGCATCCTTCATGAATAACCTTCAGGATGGTCAGTCTTTGGTAAATGCGACATGGGATGACGCTTCTGAGAAAGTAACCTCCTTTAAGGGCAGTAAGGGACACTTGAACGAGTCAGTAATGCGTCAGATACTGTCCTCCTACTCACCTCATGAGAGGGAAATGAGGAGATACGGCAGACCATCTATTGGATCTGGCCTTGTCTTCCCAGTACCTGATGAGAAACTAATTATTGATCCAAGAGTTTTACCGGATCACTGGCCCAGAATAGCTGGGATTGATTTTGGATTTGACCATCCTACGGCAGTGGTGTGGGCAGCATGGGATAAGGATGAAGATGAAATATATATATATGACTGTTATCGGCAGTCTAAAGCTACCCCAGCGGTTCACGTACAAGCTATATCTAACAGGCCCGGCTTTATCCCCATTTGTTGGCCCCATGACGGCAATAGACGAGATTCTATGGGTAATCCTGGTCTAGCCGAACAGTATAGAACTCTAGGATGTAACATGTTGTTGAACCACTTTACTAATCCACCGGCATTAGGTGAGAAGAAAGGTGGGAACTCAGTAGAAGAAGGACTTATGGATATGCTCCAGTATATGGAGAATGGTAAATTCCATGTGTTCTCTACGCTTGCTGACTGGTTTGAAGAGTTCAGGATGTATCATAGGAAAGACGGGAAAGTGATTCCATTCAAGGATGACCTTATGAGCGCAACACGCTACGCAGTATTATCTAGGAGATTCTCAATTTCGGGAAGTGATCCAGAATGGACAAAGGAAATAAAGTATAAGAATTATGGCATCATCTAAAATAACTGAAGAAGAACTACTATCAAGAATCCAGGGAGAGATAACTGATGCTCTAGGGTATAGCGATACTATATCCGAGCAAAGGACGAAGGCTATGGATTACTACTATGGCCTTCCTTTTGGTAATGAAGTGGACGGTAGAAGTCAGTACGTTGACTCCTCTGTAATGGATACAATAGAATGGATAAAACCTTCTTTAATGAGAGTCTTTGCGTCTGGTGAGGAGATGGTTAGATTCAATCCTGTTGGACCAGAAGATGTAGAGACTGCTGAACAGGCTACGGATTATGTTAATTATATCTTTGCTAGGGATAACCCAGGATGGGAAATCCTATATACGTGGTTTACCGATGCCCTCCTTCAGAAGAATGGTATTGTCAAATGCTGGTGGGACGAGACAGAGGAGTGGAACAGGGAAGAATATAATAATCTTGAAGAGATGGAGTTCACTGTTCTGCTTGAAGATGATGATGTAGAAGTTCTTGAGCATACGGCCTACGAAGAGAATGGAGGAACTTACCATGATGTAGTTATCTCTAGGAGAGCTGGTAAGGGTAGGGTTAAGATTGAGAATGTTACGCCAGATGAATTCCTAATATCAAGGGAATCCAAGTCTATTGAGGATGCTAACTTTGTATGCCAGAGAGTTATGAAGACAGTTTCCCAACTTAGGGAAATGGGTTATGACTTTGATGTTGACGAGTTAGGTAGTGGTGATGACATGATTGAGTACTCAGCAGAAAGGTTAAGCAGGTATGCTTATGACAACTCTGCTGGATTCCCAGGATTCAATAACTCAGAACCAGAAGAGGCTTTAAGAAAGTTCTGGTTACATGAGAGTTTCATAAGAACCGATTATGATGGAGATGGTATTGCGGAACTCAGGAAAGTATGTTCTGTAGGGGATAAGGTTCTAGCCAATGAACCCATAGATAGGATTCCCTTTGTAAGTATTACGCCAATAAAGATTCCGCATAAGTTCTTTGGTTTATCTATAGCTGATCTTGTTATGGATATTCAGCTAATAAAAAGTACCCTCATGCGAAATTTAATGGACAATATGTACAGCCAGAATTTCGGTAGGTATGCAGTCCTTGAAGGACAAGCAAACTTAGATGATCTCTTGACACAACGCCCAGGGGGTATAGTAAGAGTTAAATCTCCTAACGCGATCATGCCTTTGGCAACACCGCAGTTAGAACAGTCATCCTTTGAAATGCTAGGTTACCTTGACCAACTGAGAGAATCCAGAAGTGGTGTAAACAAGTATAGTCAGGGGCTGAATGATAATGCTCTAACTTCCCATACCACAGCTACTGCTGTCAACGCAACCATGACCGCAGCACAGTCTAGGGTAGAATTAATTGCAAGATCTTTCGCAGAGACTGGCGTTAAGGATTTGATGAAAAATATCTATGAGCTAGTCCTTAAAAACCAAGACAAAGAAAGAGTTATTATGCTAAGAAACAAATGGATTCCTGTCAAACCAGATATGTGGAAGGAAGAATATAATTGTACTGTAGCAGTTGGAATAGGAAATGGTAATAGAGATCAACAGCTTATGCACCTCACGACGATGCTTTCGTTTGCCGGAGATGCTATGAGAGGCGGGCTCAAGATTGTAAACGAGAAGAATATGTACAACATGGGAGCAGCCCTTGTTAAAAATATGGGGTTCCAGAATGTTGATGATTTTCTGACAGACCCAGATACAGTACCGCCCCAGCCTGATCCTAAAGAACAATTAGAGCAAGCAGAATTACAATTGAAACATAAAGAATTAGAAATCAAAGCTGCTGACATACAACTTAAACAACAGAAACTTCAACAGGAAGCTGCTAAAGATTCTGTTGATACTCAGTTAAAAGTAGCTGAACTTCAATTAGAAGCAGAACAAGGGAGGCCAGTGGCAATAGGATAATTATGGATAATGTAGAAAGAGAGTTAAGGGCTAAGAACCTTCTCGAAAACGAACTATTTAACGAAGCGTTTGAGGAACTAAAAAACGAATTACTAAGTCAGTGGGAACAGAGTGGTTCCCAAAACACAGACCAGAGAGAATCTATCTGGTTAGCCGTAAGGCTGCTAGAAAAGATAAAAGGCCATATAACGTCAATTGTGGAAACAGGACACATGGCTAAAATTCTTGACAAGCAACACCCTTATATTTAGGAGGTTATTATAGTGGACAATCGAACAGACCCACAGATTGTAGGTGAACTAGCGCAAGACCCAGGAAGTATACTAACAGCGCAAGAAGCATTACTCGGACTATTGGACTCGCAAGAGAAACCAGAGAAAGAGGAAGCTAAACCGTCTGAAGAAGTTACGGAAGACGTTGAACAGGATGAAATTGAACCAGAAGCAGAGGAAACTGATGAAGCTGAAGAAGCCGAAGAAGAAGATGTTGCTGATGATACAGATGAATCTGAAGAATCCGAGGAGGAAGAAGCTGAAGATGAGGAGGTCGAAGAAACCGCTCTCTATACTGTAAAGGTAAACGGAGAAGATGTAGAGGTCACCGAAGACGAACTCGTTAGAGGTTATTCCAGACAAGCGGATTATACAAAAAAGACGCAGGAGCTGGCAGAATATCGAAAGCAATTAGACAATGGGGTGCAACATCTCCAAGGTGAAATTGCCCAGACTCAGGCAGCGCGTCAAGAGTACGTTAATGCTATGTCTCAAGCTATTGAGTCCAATTACAGTGTAGCAAAGCAATTTGAAAATACTGATTGGGAAAGACTCAAGGTAGAAGATAGGGAAGAATACCTAACTAAACGAGATGAATATCGTGAGGTTCAGGATCAAATCCGAGGTCTTCAATCTAAACAGCAACAGGCATACGAGCAGCAGAATAGAGAGACACAAACACAGCATCAAAAGTTATTGCAGGAAGAACATGCCAAGATGGTAAGTATATTACCAGAATGGGGTGAGCCTGAAACTCAGAGAGCTATTGCTAAATCTATAGGTGAGTTTGCTATATCCAGGGGTTATACCCAGGAAGAGTTAAACCAGCTTGTAGACCATCGCTCTATACTCGTTCTTATGGAAGCTAAAGCATTCGCTGACATGCAAGGCAAACAGTTAAAAGCTAGAGCCAAGAAAGTCAAGAACAAGCCTAAAGTAGTTAGGAGTTCAGCGAAGAAAGAGAAGGCTGACATAAGTAAGGTTGCACGTACCAAACAAATGAAACGTCTTCATGAGACCGGTCGCGTCCAAGATGCAGCAAGTCTGTTTGAAGATTTTGTCGAAATCTAATATGAGGAAATTATTATGGCAATTCTA